TGCTAAACCAATATCCGGGCGGGATTTTTGCCAGCTACAGCTACCGTTCGCCCGGTTGGAATAACCAAGAGTCTATCGTGCTGGCCGGCGCCAGTGCGGCGCATGTCTATGTGGACAATTTCTACGCGCCCATCGTGGACGACCAAGGCAACCCGATCACGGATCAAGATGGCAACGAGATTTACTCGCAGTCTTACACCGACAGCATCCCGTATCCGAGCGGCGAGACCATCGACCCGAGCGACACGGTGAGCATGGTGCAGGCGTTTGACCGCCTCTATCTGCTCCGCGAGGCCAGTCCGTCGCAACAGGGCTTCGAGGAGAAGCCGGCCGGCCCAATCACGGTGGTCGGCACTACGGCGACGGTGACGTGTCCGCAGCACGGCCTATCCGCTGGCATGCGGGTGCGGCTGGAGGGCGGCACGGTGGCGGCGTTTGCAGGGCAGGAGTTCGAGGTGGCGGCGGCACCGAGCGTGAATAGCTTTACGGTGACAGTGCCGAGTGGCACGGCCTCGGACGCCACAATCATCGGCCGCAAGGTGCGGCGGACGAAGGCGCCTCTCTATTGGGACGGCAACCCGCAAGGGGCTTTCGTGAAGGCACCGGCGGGCATTCCGGCGGAAGGGCCAACCTATCGCACCATGCGCTCGGTCGGCTGGGCAACGTATGCCAATGGCCGACTCGTCCTTCCGGATGGCCGGGACAGCGTGATGCTTTCCGACGTTCTGAATCCCGATTTGTATGATCCTTTCTTCCAGTCGTTTCGGGCGAACCAAGGGAGCAATGACTACATCGTGGCGGTCCATCCTTGGGTGGAGGGTTCGTTCTTGGTTTTCATGCGCAACTCAATCTGGTTGGCCACGGTCAATCAGTTCGCCTCGACGGATGGCGGTTCGTTTGCCGTGGACTCGCCGGTATCGAAGCTGGAGCTGCTGACCGATGAGATTGGGTGCAGCGCCCGGCAGTCGATTGCTACGGCGGGACAGTTTGTCTATTTCCTGAGCGACGCCGGCGTCTACCGGCTCGACGCTCGGTTGGATCTGAAACTGCGGGGCGACACGAAGCCGTTGTCGGACCCGATCACCGACCAGATTGGGCGCATCGTGAAGAATGGAGCGGCATCCGCCGTTGGCATCTGGCACGACAACCGCTACTGGCTGGCGTCGCCGGTCGATGGGGCGGACATCAACAACGCCCTCTTTATCTACTCGGCGCTCAATGACCAGTGGGAGACGGTGGATTATTACGGCTTCGGGTTGGATAACTTGTTGGTCAGCGGCCAGTCCACCGACCGCCGCCTGTATGCGGCGAGCCGGGCGGGCAAATTGTTTCTCATGGAGGATCTAGAGCGGGGCGACGATCCGCCGGACAGCACGTTGCGCGAGGAATTTTTCACCGCCGTGACCGGCCGCATCCGCACGCGGCGCTACGGCTTCGGCAGCATGCACACCAAGCGGTTCGTCCGGTCGATGGCCGATGTGGTCTTACCAGATACCGGCTCCATCACCGTGAAAGCCTACATGGTCAACCCAGATGCCGAGATCACGCTGGTGCCGGGACAAACCAACACCTCGGGGCTGGCCGAAGACTATACTCTGAAGCAACCGATCCGGCAGAAAGCGCACTACGCCGAACTTGAATTTCTCACCACGGCCAACCGGCCGGAAATCCGCAACGTGTCCATTGAGGCCACGGTGCAAACGATGGCCCAGACCGAAACACGCAACGCATCATAACTATGGCTCAACTTACAAAAGGACAAACCTTCGCCGGTGCCGAGACGGTCACGGCGACCAAGCTCAACAATCTCGTCGATAACGCGACCATCGCCAATATCGTCAATGCTGACATCTCAGCCTCGGCGGCCATCGCCCTAAGCAAACTGGCGACCGGCGCCTTGCCGACCGGCATCACGGTGGCCTCGGCTAATCTGGTAGACGGCACCATCGTAGACGCTGACGTGTCTGCCTCGGCCGCCATTGCCCTAAGCAAGCTGGCCACGGGCGCCTTGCCCACGGCGATCACGGTGGCCTCGGCAAACTTGGTGGACGGCACCATCGTCAATGCGGACGTGTCCGCCTCGGCGGCCATAGCCGGGACGAAGATCGCGCCGGACTTCGGCAGCCAGAACATTGTGACGACCGGCACGCTGGGCGCAGGGGCAACCACGCTTTCGGCCGCGCTGACCTTGGGCAACAATGACATCGTTTCTGGCACCGGCGCCGGCACCAAGATCGGCACGTCAACAACGCAGAAGCTAGGCTTCTTCGACAAAACGCCTGTCGTCCAGCCGGCCGCAGCCAATCAAGCGGCGCTGACCAACAGCACTGGCGGCACGGCAGACGGCACGCTGGCGGCGGTCAGCGGCACCGGCGACGACGCGGACATCAATAACAACTTTACCGAGCTGCACACGCTGCTGAACGAAATCCGCACGGCGCTGGTCAACCTCGGACTCATCAAGGGAGCAGCATAATATGGCGACAATCAACATCACACAAGGCTACTCATGGACTTCGGGCGAGGTGGTGACACCGGCCAAGATGAACTCGGCGGCGGCGCCGACCGCAGCCTTGGCGGCGGCCAGCATAGTCAACGCCGACGTGTCGGCCACGGCCGCCATTGTAGGCAGCAAGATCACGCCGAACTTCGGTTCGCAGAATGTCGTGACCACCGGCGCCGGGGGCATCGGCACGGCTACGCCCGCCGCCTCGGCCCAGCTTGAAGTCGTCAGCACCAGCAAAGGCTTTCTCCCGCCGCGGCTAACCACGGCCGAGCGCGATGCCATTAGCTCCCCCGCTGCTGGACTTGTCCTTTACAATTCGACAACGAACAAACTCCAAGTCCGCACCAACACGGCATGGACCGATCTGCACTAATGCTGCCATGGCAAAAAGCAAAAGCATGGCAAGACGACCACGATGCAACGACGGACTTCTGGACGCTGCTCGGCGAGCATCTGTCTTCGGGCCTTGTCTGGAACAGCTCCAAGACCTTCATGCTGGCCAGCGAAGCGCGGTGGAATGCGGAGGAGCAAGCCTTTGAAGACGGCGAGCCTAACTGCTGGTTCGTGCGCTTGGCTGCTTCTGCTGGCCACACAAATGCTGTGCGGGAGTTTCTGCGCGTGGCGCCACGCCCGCACCAATGGGTCGGCTGGTATCGCCGCCAACAATTTGAACCACGGATTTACCGGTGGGATAAGCTAATGAAGAAAGTAGGAGGATAATAATATGGGTGGAGGAGGAAGAAGCGCACCCGCGCCACAACCAGTTCCGGCAGCTCCGGCGCCGATTGACTACGACAAGATGTATGCCGCGGCGACGCGGTCGGCCATCCAACAGATGCAGGAGCAGGAGCGTTCGCTCGAGCGTCTGTATCCGAAGATGATCGGTCAGCAGCTCGGCACGGCGCGTCAGGTGGCCGGGGAGTTGGATAATCAATACCTCGCCCGGACCCGTGGCGTGATGGACCAAGAACTGCAAGCGGCCAGCGCCCCCAGCGCCATCGAGGCGGAGATCCAGCGTCAGGCTCAAGAGGAGCTGATGCTCGGACGATCCCTCTCGCCGGAGCAGGAACGTGCGGCGCAGCAATCCGCCCGCGGCGCCTTCGCCGCCCGCGGTCTCGGCACCAGCGCCGGATCGTCGGCCGCGGAGATCCTCAACCGGGATGCCATGTCGCAGCGTCTCGACCAGCGGCGTCAATTTGCCCTCGGTGCCAACCAGCTCGACCTCGCCCGCCGCGGCCGCCGGATCACCCTGGCCGAAGGCTACGGCGCCCTCGACCCCTTCGCCCGCGGACTCAACCCGGCCTTCGGCCTGGGCCAAGCGACCATGGGACAAGGCACGCAGCTGATCGGCAACACGTTCAACAATGCGGTGAACCAGGCGGGCAACGTCGAATCTTTCAACCGGAATATGCAGGCCGGGATGTATAACAACTGGCAAAACAACAATGCCGCAATCCAAGCAGCCAACATCACCGGCCGTGCCAATCAACAGGCCGGAATGATGGGAATGCTCGGCGGCGTGGCGCAAGGCGCGGGCATGGCGGCCATGGCTTTCTCCGACAAGCGGATGAAGAAGGACATCAAGCAGACCGGCAAGGACGGCGTGCTCGGCCTGAAGACCTACGAGTATCGCTTCAAGAGTGAATCGGCTGACGCGCCAAAGCACACCGGCTTTATCGCGCAAGAAGTGCGTAAGGTCATGCCAGAGGCAGTCGAAGAAGTAGATTACAAGGGCAAGAAACGCTTGGCCATCAAGCCGCAGGTGATCGGTGCGGCCTTGGCCTCGTCGCTCACCACGCAGCAGGACGCCATGTTCGAGCAGGGCTACACGGTGGGCAAAGGGTTCGGCCGATGAGCGAAGGCTTCGACAATTACCTGCAAGGCTTCGGCTTCGGCGCCGGGACGTATTTTGATGGCCCGACGACCCGATCGCTTTATCGTTCTTACGAGCAGGGCATGACACCGGCGTGGGGTATTGTCTCGGCCCGCCAGCAACAATCGCAAAGCCAGCCGCAAGGCGGCGGCATGGGCGGCATGAGTGGAGGCATGGCAATGGGCGACAAGAGCGGCGGCGGATGGGGCGGCGCGGCAGGTGGAGCAATCGCCGGCGCCGCAGCCGGACACGCCAACGCAATCAACGATCCCAATATGTCGAACAAGCGTGATGGCTTTGGCACCAAATACCGGGACTCTCGAGCCGAAGTCGGAGGCGCCGTGCTCGGTGGCGTCATGGGCTACTATGGACTCGGCGGAATGGCCGGTCCTGCCGTGACCGCAGCGCATCCAGTGATGGAGCCGACGACACGCTGGCTCATCAATACCGGCGACCAGATGGGCGGTGCGGGCGGTGCCTTGATGATGGACCCGATCGGCACGGTGGCCAGCGGCAAATATGACGGCAAGGAACTCGCCCTCGGCGCCCTGATGGGACCGGCCGCAAAGTGGTTCAAGATCATTTAACCAACCAAGGAGACAAAACTATGTTCAACTATAACCCCGGAGTCGCCGACCGCAGCGGCGAGTTTATTGCCCAAGGCGCACAGAATGCGTCACAAATCACGGCTCAAACAATGGATCGGTTCGGCCGAGACATGGGCAGCATGATGGCTTCGTTTGCTAATCAATACGCCGAAAACAAGGCGACCGACGCCAAGGGCAAAGCCTATGGCGACTTCATGAAACGGCACGGCGACCAGCTGGGATTTGATCCGGAATGGATCAAAGGCTTCCTCAGCGAATCCCCCCGCCAACAAGCCATGATCGGCGACTCCATCATCGGCATGCAAAACACCGGGCGCTCGCTCATGAGCCAGCAGATCGTCGATCGGCAGATGGGCGGCGGCGGCAACCGGGGAACCGGTGGCGGCGGCGGTGGCGGCGGGGCGTTCTTCACGATGCCGGGGGCCTAAAGCGATGGACGCAGGATTCATCCAATACCTCCGCGATCAGCGGGGCTTTCAGCCTGGTGATACGATTGCCACGAAGCAGCAATACGACGCGATGTATAAGCAGTATCTCAAGGATACGAGCGGCGGCGGCGCGAACTTCCAGCCGTCCGCGGTGGCGATCACGAATCCGGTGAACACGAACCAGGTGGTGCCGTTTGTCACGACTTCGCCGAATTCGGTGCAGCCGTTTCCGCAAGAACGATTCAAGGAGGGACCGGTGGA